TTACAGATAAATTAATGATATACAAGAATTTATCTGTATATAAGTATAATTCAGGTAATGAATTAGATATGTTTACAGGTAAAGATAAAGTATCTTATGTTAGATTTATAGTAAATGATAAATATCCTCAAACTAAAACATTTGATAATGTTGAATATGGTGGTGACTTTACTTACAATACTAACTTTGATAACATCTACTTTGAAACTAAAAGACAAACTAGCTTTACTCTTACTCAGGATGATATAGATTATAGAGAAGATACTTATAAATTCTGTATCCCTCGCAGTAGTAGAGAATTAAATGAGGCTGAAGAGTTAGTAAACAAATCTTATAGAGATAGAATGAAAGGGAAATATTTAATCTGTCATTACAAATATGATTGCAATGGTGGTAATACGTTTAAAGTTCCTTATATTAGTACAGCATACAGATATTCATTGATATAATATGAAAAAGAAAATAAATAAAAAGAAAGTTCCAGCTTACGCTTTTGGTATAGATCAAGGTTTAGAGGTTGCTTCTATATTGGGAGCTGGTTTACAAGGCTTTACAGAAGAAGGATCTGGTGCAGATATTGCTGGCAGTACTCTAGGAGGTGCTGCCAAAGGTGCTTCTGTAGGTTCTGTTATTCTTCCTGGTATTGGTACAGCGGTAGGTGGAGTTGTAGGTGGTGTTGGAAACCTTGTATCAGCTATCTTTAGAAAGAATGCAATTAATAAACAGAAGCGTATTAAAGCAAATGCTAAAGAAATAGCAATGGGAAAAGGTAACGCAGCCACACTTGAACAAAAATATTGGGATGATAATTCTTTAGCTTATACTTTTGAAAATGGTGGTATATTACCAGATTTGGCTTATGTAGATAATAATGAAGTAATAAGAGATGACTTTGGTAATATTGAACAAGTACCTAATAGTAAACCAGGTACAGACAATCATTTGATAGATGCTTCTAATCTTGAATCTGTTCTATCTGATAAGATCAAAAGACCTGGTACAAACAAAACATTTGCGCAAGAAGGTAAAAAATTAGTTAATATGACTAAAGGAAGTAAAGGAAAAGATAGATTTGCTCGTAATGCTGATAAGTTAAATCAGATGAATGCAAATGCGATGTATGAACAATTGCTTACAGAACAAGAAGCAGTTAAAGCTAAGAAAGGTATTAAACCCAAAGTAAAGGGAATACCGGCATATGCCGATGGTAAATCTAGAAAACTGGGTAAAGAAATACCTTTATTGAGTGGTGAAGCTTTTGGTATTTATGCTGATGCTTTAAAAAAGTTCTTTACAGAACCAGCAGAAGCTACAACTGCCAATAGTGCAATGAATGAAGCATTCGACGTAAATAGTTTAAATCAACGAGGTGGTTTAGGTAGTAGAAAGTATTGGAATTCTACTAATTCTAGTATGACTGCAGCTCCTTATGGAGAAGCTGTACCTACACAAGGCGTAAACCCTATTACTGTGGAGACAATACCTGTAGGTGTAAATGAACCTATATATGACTTCCCTGAAGTATCATTGCCTGGTGCAGTTGCTGTATCAAAATCTACAAATACAGTTAAAACAGGTACTGCAAAATCTAAAATTCCTATCAATAAACCCGACGAAGTATTTCTTAAAGCGCCTGTTCCAGAATTATTACAAGCACCATCTTTGGGTATAGTAGCCAATAAACCTACTGCAGAAAAAATTAATGCAGGACTTCCAGCGGCTCCTAAACGTTCCAATACAAAAGACAAACCATCATTTGATAGTCTGTCTGGTTTATCTCCTATACTATATAATTGGATTCAAAGTAGACGTAGACCTGAAATAGAAGATCAAGTTCTTAATCCTTACTCTGGAGCTATTAATAGAGCTATGGCTAGTCGTAGACTTAACATAGAGCCTACTCTTGCGGCTAATAGAAGATCTAGAGCAATTGCTCGTAACAACATGGCTAGACTTAATCCTAATACTGGTATGAATTTAGCATATGGAAATCAATTAGCTACTGGGGAATATGCTCAGAATACTTCAGTATATGCCAATAGAGATAATGCTAATAATCAATATTTAGGTGAATACGCAAATATGATGAACAATTTAGGTCAACAATATGTACAGAATACTGTACTTACTAATGACTTAAACGCTCGTAATAGAGCTGCTGCAAGAAACTTTGGTGCCACTGCTGCTGGTCAATTGGGTCAATGGTCTCAGACTAAAGAAAAGATGCGTAATCAGGCACGTAGAGATCGTCAGATATTACCTTACTTACAGAATTTCTTAAGATACGGTACAGTAAATAGTTTAGTTGATAGTTTAACAGTATAATTATGGCAGTAAATAGATATGACAATCCTGCACAAGCTCAATTTATAGATACCTATGTTCCAATCCCTTTTGAACAATTATATACATTGGGTAAGCAGGCAAATGAAAGAGTTGACAAAGCTTTAGCAGATTATAGAACTGCTGCAAATACGTGGGCTGAATTTCGTTCTAGGTCTATGAAAGATATGCAAACGTGGGATGCAGAAACTAGAGGTAAAGTACTTCCGATTATTGATCAAGCTGCTAAGAATCCAGAAGCAATAAAAAGTATGGAATGGCAAATGGCTCTACAATCTGCAATAAATAATGTAGATAGAGCTAAACTTTCTGCATTAAAACAGAATGCTGCCAATTTCGATGAATATGCAAAGCAAGTTCAAACTTTAATGTTGCACGACAAATATAATCCACTATGGCACGATAGAGATTTTACTAACTGGGATACTACTACTTCAGGATTATTTAATGAAGTTCCTTTAGCTTATTCTTCTATAAAAGACTTAACTAATGAATATGTAAATAATTTGAAGGATAGCTATCTCGGTAGAGACGGTGAATTTATTTGGACCGGTGTTACAGGACAGCAAATTAAAGACATACTGGACGCTAATAGAAGTGGAATATTATCTACTCCACAAGCGCAAATGCATATGCAAACGTGGATGAGAAATCATCCTGGATCAACAGAAGAAGATGCAGCTAATGCTTTCATGCAAAGAGCTTATACAGATAATCAAGAATACATTCGTAAAAATCCCACCGTAGATCCTTATGCTATGCAAGCGTTGAAATATAAGCAAGCATTAGAAACCGCTAAATTAAAGAAGAAAGGTACAGAAAAAGAATCTGTAGATTACCCTGACGCTTATAAAAAGCTGTATAATGACGCAGTAGTATTTGAAAAACGTCAGTTAGAAAATAGTCCAATATATTCACAAACTAGATTTGTAATTAATAAATTCCAAGAAGCCGCATCAGCCTTAATGTCTGGTAATATTACTCCAGAAGAATATAATTCCTTAGTAAAGGATTATGAAAAAGAAATGTCAGATGCAACTGCTAATGATATTGCTAACCTGTTTGCAACCAAAGCTGGAGAAATATTTCCTAAAACTGGAGTAAGAGCTGATAAATTACCTCAATATTACGATGCAGCTACTAGAGTACTGAACGATATTACCTACCCTTCTTCTGGTATGATTCTTAATAGTTACAATAAAGTTAAGAGTTCTAATGAAATTGATATTAATTTAGGTGGTTCAGTAACTAAAGGATATGTTACACCAGACACAAGTGGTTTAATATTAGCTACTGATTTTGTAAGTAAAATCATGAAGGTTCCTTCTATTAAATACAATGTAGAAACTACAAATGGATTAGAAAGAAACTTCGCAGAAGATTTAAAATCTGGAGTATTCAAAGACGTTATCAAAACTCCTAGAGGTAGAATCATGTCATCAGTAGTGGATGGTATTCCTCAATTAATGCAAAGAGCGAGTGTGAGAATACCTTTACAAGCTATTAAGAATGCTGGTTATGATGTAGATAGCTTTAAATCTATGGTTAGTAATTCGATGGGTATATCTGCAGAAACAGGCTTAAATGTCAAACCCATTGATAAAAAAGATTACGATGATGCTTATGGTGGGAATGTACCATTAACTGGTGAATATTTTACATTTGATACAATGGAGCCAATTGATCCATATGGTATGACTAGAATGACATTTGATCAGGAAGTTAATGATATTCATGGTGGTTCAAAATTACAGAATGATAATTATGAGCAATCATTTACTGATGCTTATGATAGTTTAATAAACAGTTTATTAAA